TCACGAGCTGCTTTTAACACCTCATAAGCTTTATTTATACGCTCTGAAGTTTTTGGTGATTTTTCATCAGTATTTATATCCCACTCTACCCTTTTCCTAACTAAATAAGGGGCAGTAGTAATACGACCAACAAAACTAAATTTGCCATCTGGACTAAAAACATGGTCTGTTACGTTAGACCTAGATTCAATAGGATATTGTGTTTTTTCATTCTGCAAGGAGATACTGTAGTTATCAACACTGTCAAAAATCATGACTATTTCAGAGTCGTCTACATTTCTCAATCTTGACCTATTATCGATGGCTTGTTTGCCACCTCTTAATCCACTTATAAACATTGTGTAAGCCATTATTAATTCCTATGTTATTAAATTTTCAATAACATTATAAACTTATAAATAATCTTATCACAAAAACATAAAATATTCAAGAGTTTAACAATGCTTTAAATATTAAATTAGAAACAATATAAAACAAAGGGTTGAATTAACAACCCTTTTAATTTAACTAGGACACGTATCAATCTGACATTAAGTTGATCAGTGTATTACCGAGATTAGAAGTCCCAGCATCTACTTCAACTTTAACAGCATCAGCAAACTTAGTACCATCGGGAACAACTTTAATATTGATGTTTTGTGGTTGTTGATTCATTAAGGGGGAAGGCCCTGACATTGGTGCGAGCGCAGGAACCCTAATGCCAGAGACAGAAGATTGCAGACTTGGCCGCATATCGGTTCTCATGGTCGGGGCACCAAAGATGCTATCAACAATACTCTTTTGCCAAGGGACAAAATAATCTTGGACAAAATTATGGAACACATACCCTTGTGCTGCCCCCATGGCAATTGGTGTTGCACCAAATCTTGCCGCTCCTGCCACAGCAGCGCCAGTTCCTCCTGTTGCAGCAGCGGCTGCACCACCAACGGCGGTTGCTGCTGGAAGCAACTTGGGAATCATTTTAAGAGCTTTAACAATTGACCACAAGAAACCTGAAAGTTTAGCAAATGCACTAGCAGCAATTAAAACACCTGCTGCTTGAGCTACCCAACTTCCTTCAATTTCTTTTAATGCAGGAACTAATTGTGTCAACGGGTCAACAATATACTTATTAAGATAGTGATATGTCAACAATGAAACATCATGAACTGTTCCACCAAAATACATAAAACCATCAATCAATCCGCCAAGCGTGATACCAATAGCTTTAGCTGCACCATCATTGTTTTTAAGTGCAAAAGCTAGGCTATTAAACGTGCGAGTCAAAGCCTCACCGAAACCTGACATGAATATTTCATTTTGGAAATTCTGCCAAGTCATAGATAAACGTTGCATCGCAACTTGGTTAGATTTCAACATCTTGTCTAAAGCGCCGCCTTTCTTGGCAGCCTCGGACATGTACTTACCGACGAGAGGGAGGATATCTTTCGCAAGAAGCTTCCCATCTTCCATCAGTTTAAACAACTCTTTAGTGCCGATATTTTCATCATTGAAAGCTTCTCTTGCTGCTTTAACGAATGCGTCCATTGCACCGGGGATTTGTTCTGCTACAATTGTGTTCAGAGAGGTTCGCTAGACCTCCCCCGCATCATTACATGCTGCTCTATGTCTCCATAGAAGTTCAGACTATATCTTCTGTTTAATTATAAACAGCCAACCATTTCGCACCGCTTGGTGCTACCCTGCTACATTCATCACAGGTAGTCGTTGAAGCTTCACCTTATTTATAACTTAGGTGCTTGCCTGCTGATTGCCCAATACAATAAATTTTCAAACATTCACGATTATCTTTTCAGATTGCGTTGTAGTTTCATTGTCTTAAGGGGTTCCCAGCAATTAGATTGGTTTAACGTCAGCAAGCAGAATTTTCTACTGACCTTTCAGCTCTTCAGCCATAATTTGTTGCTTCGTTTGTGTTAAATGTAGTGCGTTATTCTACATCTCGCCATTTTATTGGCGACTTGTACTTTCATACAAGACCAGACTATATCATCATCCAAGGTGATTGGAGTTAGGCGCTTCGAGTCACTTGACCCTACTTCCTTATTGGAATAGTCGTTGAACGTTCAACTATTGAAAATATAAGTCAGAGATTGTCTTATGTGTTTGTTTATTCTTGATTCTATAAATGTCCTTCCTATTGAAGGTAGGGAACTTTTCAAGTATAAATTCAAAACTTAGACCTTCTGATAAACATTTACATACAGAATGAATATCTTCTTTACTTTTACGAGGTTTTGTTATTCTATTGATACTATACATCCTTGAGATATCTTTCCAAGTATCTCCAGCTTTTATATGGGCTATAATGGATTTGTCAACATTGTACTTGTCGGCAATTACACTATTAGATACATTAAGTTGCAATAGAACACAAATATCATGTACTTGTAGGTCGGTAAGTACCGCAGCATGATGGTTTTGCGTTTTATTTTTATATAGCCCCATATTCCAGCCGTGGTCTTTGTTTTGTTTGGAAGTCACCCACTCAAGGTTAATAAAAGCATTATTCGCTTTGTCGCCGTCTTTGTGATTTACTTCTGGTAAATTGTCAGGGTTAGGTATAAACGCACAAGCAATTACCCTGTGCAATCTTACCTTTTTATAAACCCCTTCAGTATTTTTCATTGTTACAAAACAATACCCTGCTTTATCTATATAGACTTTTAATCTTTTCCAGTTAGGGTTGATAACATAACCTTCTTCATAAATTTTATAATTAGGATATTCATTTAGTTGTGTAAACATATATCTCCTTAGTTGCTTCGCTGCTGATTACCCATTGTACATCTTGACAATTTTCAAACTTTCACACCTAATGTTACCATTTATGTTGTAGTTTGTCAAGCTTTAGGGCTTTCCAGCAATTCACCTAATTTTCGATATACATTACTGTATAAAGGAACTATTTTTAATTCAACATTTGACCAATAGCTAAGATACCTTTTTCATACCTGAATTGATCAACACCGAGGGCTGTTGCATACTCGGAAAAACCTGTGAACAGCTCTTGCATCTGTCCGCCATTCATAACCTCTTTACCAGCTACACTCATCTGAACGAAACCTTGGGCCGCTGTCTTCAAATCAAGGCCCAGTCTATAAGCTTCGTCTCTAATAAATTGAATTTTAGAAGCTGTCTCAGAGGTACTGTCAGAGGTCATCGACATTGCAGCATTGATACCTTCAAACATCTGTCCTGTTCGCATAACTGCTGCACCACCAGTAAATGCAAGGTTTGCTGCTGTCAAGGCAATGAACGCTGAACGGACTTCCCGTAATGTTCCGAGGAAATCTCTACCACCTGCACTGGCTCGCTTGAAATCACGCTCTAATGCTGCTACACTTTGTCTATAAACCTGTAAGCTAATTGCACCAGATTTTAATTGAGCATTCAACGATGCTATTTGTGAACCCATTGCTGCATTTCCAGCACCACCAAACATACTGGTGCGTCTGATGTTTCCCGCACTAATGGTCTCTTGTGCTCTTGCAGATCTATTAGCTTCATTTCGTTGATTTCGTATTGCTTCTCTACGAGCAATCAGCATATCACGAGAAGGCATAGGGCCCATGAATTGCCCTGCAATCTTATTCTTAAATTGTTCTTGTCGTTTTGCTTCAGATTCTTGCCTGCGAGCATCAATCTCTCTTAATTTCCTAAGGGTATCATTATGCTTTTTTGTAGCTGCCTCTGTTTGTCTTGCAATTCGTGCCTGCTCTTGGACAGCTTTCTTTGCTTCCCGTTGCTGCATTTTAGTATTGGTTCCGGGAGAAAATGGCATAGGGCCGACAAATTGACTCTTGCTGCCTCCACCTCCCCTGCCAGATGTTCCTGCAATCCTACGTCCAGCAGACATAGTAGAACTGATTTTTCCCTGTACCTTTGCCCACTCTGCGCCAACTTTTCGTATAGCCATTAATGCACGTTTATACGAGGCATTATCAACCTTGAATTGAACAATATTTGTGATTTTGCTCACATTTATTTCTGTCACTTTTCCTCACATTTATATTGTTGTGAAACAAAATAAGCCGCCACCTTTTCAGGGGCAGCCTAAGAGCTTACTTACAAATTATTTACGTTTATTCATACGTTCTATTTCATCATTTTGAACATTATGAGATACATTCTCAAGGAAATCCTTCATCTTCAAAAACTCATTTAATGCCAATAAGTCAGTAAAATACATATTGTCTACTGATTGTACTGTCTCGTTTGTTGAAGATATCACGTTGAACCTAAGAAAATCTATCCAAGTCAGTTTAGTATTTTTACTAACATAATCTATTGCTATTTTTACAATAGGGTTCATTTTAACTTTGGACTTACGGACAACTAGAGCTACTTCTTCTCTGCTCAAGCTTTCTTGTTCAAGGTTTGATCCAGATTGGCTACCTTCAGACCGTTTGCCAGAAGATCCTTGAGCTGGGTCAAACCCTTCTTGAAAAAACTTGAGAAGTAAAATTCAAGGCAAACAATCATCAACTCCAGAGCACACTCTGGTGACAACTCATCTAAATCCACTTTTCCTTGTCCGCCTTCCCCTGTACAAGATGATGTCAACAAACCAAACAGCTTCTCAAAACCATCATCTTCTAACTCACCACACAAGTAAAGCATAGAAGCAGGGATTACTTCCGAGAGGCGTTCACCACCCTGCATTGCTTCCGTTAATGTAGCAGAAACAGGAGCAAATAGCTTGCCCAATTTAAATAGATTGTTGTATACTTTTCGTGTAGTCCAAGGTTCAAGGATATACTCTTTGTTATTACTAAGTTTGACTTCTTTAATTTGTGACATTATGAAAATCCTTTAGCTTTGTAGTTAAATTCGTTTATATTACGTGATACTATAATTATTATTATTGCCAAAAAGAGGGTGCCATTTCTGACACCCAACTACATAGCAAACTTTATTATATTAATTTATATTATTGTATTTATACGATACCCAAGAAACCTGCTGCTGCACCAAGAACACCAGTTGCAGTAGATGGTGCATACCAGCAATCCAAAACATAGAGTTCCCAATCCAACTGACCTACTTCTGACCCATAAGTGAGATCAGGTTGACGTTGAATATTTGCAAAAGATGCAATAGTGGGGCCTTGAGACCCTTCAAGTAGGATAGGGAACCATACCATGCCTGTAGCATCTGCTTGTTTTTGCCAAGCACTCAGATAATCATTATATCCAGAGGTATTCTGAAGGCTTAGTGTAAGTACGCCAGAACGGTCACGAGAAAGGGCGGCAGAAGCCTCCCCATCAGTGCCAGTCATAGTCATGATATTATCACTATTACGGCTTACAGTAATCTTAGTATCTGGTGCAAAGCCGTATGCACGGACACCGCCCAAGTAAAGCTTGACGTTCTTAGGGTCATATGCTTGCAAGGAAAGTAGTTGTGTAGACATTGTTTATTATCTCCTGTTCAGCAATTAAGCAGTAATACGGTCAAGTTCAACGAATGCACGGATCTTGATAAAGTGCAGACTGTTGTTGTAAACTACCTCGATACGGCAGTTGTCAAGGAAGCGAGCTGCAAGATCGTTAGTTGGGATCTGATTGCGAGGCGGAATCACGATGATCGGGCTGTAATCTGTCTTACCATCTGAACTAAACCCATCGAGAATACCACCATTGCGGATTGCTGGATTGATTGGGTCATTCAACCAAATGCTGCGCAATACAGGAAGGTCTTGGTCAGACATCTTCATACTTTGTCCCAAGTTGCTACGGCGATAGAGGTAACCGAATGTGCTCTCGTCAATCTTAGCACTAAACCAATGGCTAAACCGAATAGTATCGAAATACTGACCTGAAGCTACCTTACCTTCCCAAATAACATTTTGACCTTTTACAGTACGATAAATGTTACCATTCTTATTCCAAACAGTTTCACGATCAGTAACAGAAGTGCTATAGACTCTAATAGAAGGCATAGTTTTTAGGTGTAACGAATCACCAAAACTTGGGTCAATAGTTGCACATGCACCAACAATACCACCTTCACTCCAATCTTCATCAGCATCTGGATGATAGAAACCAATTGAAGTATCGTATGCTAGAGCTTTCAATTCAGACATAATATCAGTGGTTGATGCAGGATTGATAATATCTGCATCAGCAGAGCTATAAACATGCATACGGCTAGGTTCAGCACTAGCGGCATAAGCAGCAGCAGCCTTGATGTCAGTATCGGTATGACTTTCGGTACTCAGGAAATACCAATTACTATCTTCAGTATTAATCAGCGGTAGGCCAACAGCTACAGTTTCAGAACTGGTGTTGTTGATTACATACTGACCTTCCATAGAATAACCAACGCTCACAACTTGAGATGCAGTAGGTTCAATGGTTACTACTTCAGCAGCGGAAGAGGCAGTTACCAATGCCCCAATATCTGTGTCAGCTTCAAGTGCAGCGGCAACAGCAGTAGCTGCTTGTGCAGGAGTAGATGCAGCAGATAGGGAGGCAGTAGAGATGACCTTAACAAAAGAGCTGGTGTTTGTCTTGACAGTAACGTTCAGAGTCAGAACACCTGAATAAGATGCTTGATTATAAGTCACAGTTGTGCCAGTATAAGCAAGTCGCCCAACTTTAACTACATCAGGGCGGAACTTACCAGCAAAACAGTTTTCAGCAAAACGATGAACTGGACTACCTACAGCAAAACCAGCAGAAACAATACTATCAAGATCGCTATAAGACTGAACTCGTGTAGTAAAGACATTAGTAGGTGTAACGAAAAGGGGGGTATCGAAGCCTAGTTGGTCGAGGGGACTAGTCGAGAGACTTACGACCACATCGACAACTTTATCCTTATATGCCATGAATATTAATCCTCTTTATTTATGGATTTATTAAGTTTGTGTATTTAAATTTGATAGGTTTGTACAAGGTATTCTTGATTTATGTTTGAACAATAACTCCACTCTCGACTGTATCTACTGGATCTTTTATTCCTAGAAGAATTCTAATTCTTTCTAAATCTTCAAATGCTCCATAATCACCATCAACAAACAATACATTAAAGACTACAACAAAACGCGCCCTGTCCTCAAAAGTTTGATAATCGATTGGTACTCGTTGTTTCTGAGCATCTGTGCAAGAAGCAAAAGCAAATCTTGGATCTTTAAAATAATCTGTATTAATCCAAGGAAGATGAAGAGAATGTTTTATTTTTGAAGCATCATTTAATGTATCACCTTTACAAACTGTAATGATGAAGTTAACTTGACTGTTCCAACTTTGCCTTACAAAACCGTTGTCATCTAATTCTTCGTTAGAATGCCAATTAGGGTCTGCAATAACTGATTGTTCAATCATTACATAATCATCAGTTTGTTTAGGGATTACAGATTCACCCACCAATACTAATTTTCTATTTGTTACTGTTTTTATAAAGAAACCTAACTTGTTGGTAAGGTCTTGAATTAATGTTTCATCATGCACTAAGACTCCTTACTCAAAAGCACTTGGTTCTAAGATAACTAAATATTGATAACGTGGAACACCAGTATAAGGAAAACTAAGAGCACGTAATACAGTAAACCACAATTGCCTACCTGTAACACTACTCAGTTGTATTTGGTCACTCATAATTCCTGTACCATCAATGCCAACAATCAAAGGGTCTGATGTCCACAAATAATATGATTCGTAGCTCTTTAAACCTGCCTCAGATAATTGGCTTTCAAACTTCTTAACAGCATCACCAGTCAAAGGTTGAACTGAGCACTTATTAATTGTTTTACTTGTAAGAGTTATTGTGTTATTATCATTCTCAAAAGGACTGTCGGGGTTTTTTACCGAGGATCTTGAACGTGCATTCAATGTAACTTGAGGCAAAAGTG